TTATTACCACCAACACCAATATATGCCGTATTATTTGTAGTTAATGTTAAATCGTTTCCAAGACCAATTCTGCTTCCAGAATCAGTTGCTTGTACATCACAATTTTTACCAATACAAGTATTATCACTACCTGTCGTACAAGTATCGCCTGCGTTTGTGCCAATAAATGTATTATCTGAGCCAGTAGTTACTGCAGTTCCTGAAACTCTGCCCACCGCTACGTTTCCTGCGCCTGTCGTGTTTGCTCTTAATGCCTCATTACCCACTGCTACATTATAAGAAGCTGTTGTGTTAGCTTCCAGTGCTTGTTTTCCAATAGCAACATTGGATGCACCTGTACTGTTTATCTCCATTGCTTGATTACCAACGGCTGTATTATGGCTTCCACGAGTTGCTTCACCTGCTAAATAACCAACAAATGTATTAGCATCACCCTCAGTATTTGATCCACCAGCAGAAGCACCAATAGCAGTATTTCCAGTGCCTGTGGTGTTTGCGTCTAGCGTATCGTGTCCAAATGCTACATTATGTTCTCCTGTGGTATTTGCCGTAAGTGCGTCTTTACCGAGTGCCGTATTACCTGCACCTGTGGTGTTTGCTAATAAAGCACCATATCCAACTGCTGTATTGTTTGAAGCCGTGGTATTACTTTGTAAAGCATAAGCACCCACTGCTGCATTATATGCCCCTGTGGTATTGGCTGATAAAGCAGCAGAACCGACTGCGGCATTAACAGCACCTGTGGTATTTGCTCCTAAAGCAGCAGCGCCGACTGCTACATTGTTTGCTCCAGTCGTAGTAGCATCCATTGCATAAGCACCTACTGCTGTATTACTAGCTGCTGTATTTACTTGTAGAGCATGACTACCAAGTGCCGTATTATTACTAGCTGTTGTTATTGTTTCTAAGGCTTGGCTACCTACCGCTACATTCTGTGCGCCTGTGGTATTTAATACCATCGCTTGATAACCAATACCAACATTTTCTCCGCCTGTGGTGTTTGCATTTAAGGCTGTAGCACCAATACCAACATTGAAACTTGCGTTACTGTTATACATAGCGCTTGTACCAATTGAAACATTGGAAGCACCTGTTGTATTGGTATATAAAGAATTAGAACCTATTCCTATATTATCGGCAGCGGTTGTGTTTGAAGTCATTGCACCTTTACCCAAAGCCACATTGTCAGCGCCTGTCGTGTTTGCTGCTAAAGCATAATAACCAAGCGCTGTGTTATTAGATGCTGTGGTATTTGCTTCTAAAGCATACATCCCAACGGCAACATTAGTAGCACCTGTGGTATTTGCTGCCATAGCACCTCTACCAACGGCAGTATTTGATGCTGCTGTAGTATTAGCGCCTAGAGCATCTAATCCAACTGCGGTGTTTGATCCACCTGTGGTGTTTGCGTCTAATGCGCCTTTACCAACCGCTACATTATTTGGACCTGTGGTGTTATATCTTAAAGCCTGTCTACCAACTGCGGTGTTGTTAGACGCTGTAGTGTTAGTTTCTAAAGCGCCTTGACCTACTCCAACATTGGATGCACCAGTAGTATTAGCTGTTAATGCTTTTTCACCTATAGCAGTGTTTGCATCTGCTGTAGTATTAGCATCTAGTGCAGTAGCACCCAAAGCTACGTTTCCAGCACCTGTGGTGTTTGCTACCATAGCACCTTTACCTACTGCTGTATTGTTTGAAGCTGTAGTGTTAGCAAATAGGGCATCTTGACCAACTGCTACGTTAGAAGCACCAGTTGTATTTGTATATAAACTATTTAAACCAAAAGCTGAATTACTAGCGCCTGTGGTGTTTGCTTTTAAAGCTGCAAAACCTACTGCCGTATTATTATCACCGCTTGTCAAGGCTTCAAAAACATCTACACCTAATCCAACATTATAATTTGCAGCATCTATTGTTCCTGTAGTTGAATCTCCAAGCATTATTGAAGAAGTTCCAAAGGTTTTAGCATCTGACAAACCATTTATGCTTGTTGTGCCTGTAACTGCATCTTCCCAAGCTACTCCACTTCCTGTTGAAGTCAGTACTTGTCCGTCACTACCTTGTGCGCCACCTACTGTTAGATTGTCTGTTTCTAAAGTTCCATCAATGTCGGCATCTCCACTTATATCTAGTGTAGCTGCGTCTAACTCACCTGTTATAGTTAAGTTTCTTAATCCTGTGTAATCTTTATTGGAATCAAGTATCACTGCTTTAGATGCTATTGCTGTACCGACAGCCGTTGAACCTAAGTCAAGATAATTAATTTCTCCAACAACAACAGTTGCTCCGTCAAGAATGTTAAGTTCCGCAGGTGTCGAACTAATAGCAGTTGTTGTAGCTGCCGCCAAGACTGGAATATATCCGCCTTGATTTATTAAATATTGTGTGTGATCGCTAGTAGGATCTACGATACTAAGTGTAGTTTCGTTTGCGTCTGCTGTAGCACCTTCAAAAATAATAGCATTTTGTGCATTCATTGTTACAGTATCTACTGTAGTTGTGGTTCCTGCTACAGTTAGTTTAGGAACTAATAGTTCTCCTGTGCTTGGATTGTATCTTAAAGCACCTGTGTCATCTAGTAATGCATCTGATTCATCATGAAAAACTACAGGGAAATTAGTGTTTGCACTACTGTCTGTGACTGTTGTTTTAGCTGCAGTACCTGTTGTATCTTGATTTAATGTTCCTATAACAAAATCTAAAGTATTATCACCATCTTCATAAGTTACAGTAATGTTTGTTTCGGTATTACTTCCAACCATTGCGCCTACTGTGTCAGCTATGTATTCATTTAAAGCAGTTCCGTCAACAGTGTATGCGTCTGCTTCTAACGTACCATCTATGTCAGCATTACCTGATACATCTAAAGTAGTTAAATCAAGCTCTCCTGCAATAGTAACATTTCCATCGGCTAATGTTATTAGGTCTGTATCTGATGTATGTCCTATAGTTGTACCGTTTACAATTACATTATCAACAGTAAGTGTTGTAAGAGTTCCAAGACTTGTAATATTTGATTGTGCTGCAGTCGTTACTGTAGCTGCTGTTCCTGAAGTGTTTCCTGTTACATTACCTGTTATATTACCTGTAAATGTTGAAGTAACACCAGTACTTGTTAGCATTCCTGTACTAGGATTATATGTTAAGCCTGTGTCTGTTTCAGCACCTTGAGAACCTGTAGCTCCATCGACAAATACAGGATATACTGTTTCGTCTGTGCTGTTATTAGCAGAAGCTGTAAATAAATCTGCTGTTCCTGTTGTATCTTGATTAAGTGTACCGATTACAAAGTCTAGTGTGTTGTCTCCGTCTTCATAAGTTACTGTGATATTTGTCTCTGTATTAGAGCCAACCATTGCTCCAACTGTATCAGCTATATATTCATTTAATGCTGTTCCGTCTACTGTATATGCATCGGCTTCTAAGGTTCCGTCAATATCTGCATTACCACTTATATCTAGTGTAGCTGCATCAAGTTCGCCTGTTAATGTAACATTACGAAAAGAGGCTGCGTCTTTATTTGAATCTACGACTACTGCTTTAGAAGCTGCTACTGTACCTGCCGTGATTCCATCCAGGAACTCTAGTTCAGCTTCTGTTAATTCAGCGCCTGAACCAAGTGTAAGTGTTCCTGTTACTGTAAGATTATCATTGACTGTTACTTCAGAGGTTGAATGACCTATTGAGATCGGAACACCTGAAGTCGCAGTACCAATAGTGATACCATTAGATGTATTAGAGTTATCTATGTTTAAGGATGTTGTTGCATCTAATGAAATAGTTGTGCCGTCTACTGCGAGTGTTCCGTCTATGTCTGTATTGTCTAAGTTTGAAGTTCCGTCAACATCTATATCTCCTGCAATATCTAGACCTGCAGCGCCTGCTAAAACTAAATCATCAGCAGATGTATCCCATAACATATAAGCACTTGCAGTGTCTCCAAAGAATTTAACATCATAGCCTGTATCGTCAACACCAACAGTAATAGTATTATCTACTTGAATAGCACCATCAAGATTTGTAGTACTTGAAACCGTTAAAGCATCTGTAGTTATTGTACCATCAAAGTATGCGTCTTTAAATTCTAACGAGCTTGTACCTAAGTCTATATCGTTATCTGTAACTGGAACTATTGCTCCGTCTTGTATTCTAATTTGCTCTACTGCTGCTGAAGATACCTCTACAAATATTCCCCAACGATTATTAGTACTGTCTGCTACTATTTTATTTAAAAAGTCTAAGTCACCTATGGTGTGTATATTACCACCGTGTCCTGCTGTGCCGTCATGTCTATGCCCTGTAGTAGAAGCACTACTCGAACTGTATGTAAATGCGTTGACTAATTGATTGTATTCGTTGTTAAACAATGCAGCAGTAATAGTATCTCCATCACTGAAACTACTTTGTCTTGTATAACTTTGTGCCATTTTTTAATTTCTCCCTGAAGGTATGTAATCTATATATATTCCATTGACTGTGTAAGAATCATTTGTGTTATTGCTAAAAATTCTAAAATAATTGCTCTTTCCGCTTCCTTCTACTGATTGTCTAGTAATAGGATCTGTAGGTGCGCCAAAGGTGTAACCGCCTGCTGAACCAAAAACTGCGTTAGCAAACAAAGAAGGTTTAGAAACTGATAAACTATAATCTGAAGGTTGAGGTATATTTGTATCTTCAAAATCATATCTTATCTTTAAATCTGTATCTACTTCTCCTTCTGGAGTTATAGAAACTTTTACATATTTAAGAGTTTTTAAAGTTCCTAAATCTCCGTAATCAATATCTGGTGTTTGATATTCAGCAGTAATATTTGTTTCAACTTCTGCTGGATTAAAACTATTTCCTGTATCGTGATTATAAACATAACCTGCATAGTCACCATGATAATGTTTTTCAACTCCATTTGAATTAAATCCTGAAGCTGCAGCAGCACTTGCATCTATTCCAAAAGTTTCTGCCCATTGAAATTGTGTTCCTTCTTGTGTACTTTTCAATGTTCCTATAAGTCCTTCTGCTGATGTACCAGATGAGCTTGTTCCATAATATAAACGATATTGAGACTTATCTCGTATAACTATACTGCTTACATCAAAACTTCCTATATTATCTGCAATCTTTTTTATTACTGGTTGTATAGCGCGAGTAACTGTACTTAATTCTACGTCACCAATTCTTGCTGTACCTGCTAATGTTCTTATACCGTCTGGTGCTAAAAATACTAAGTCACCACCAATTTCTTGAATGCTTCTTCCATCTAAGCAACCAATATTTTGTGTAATCGGTTCTACTGCAATACTTGCAGATATATTTATATTTACTAATTTGTAAATACTATTCCGACAAAATATAATTAGATCATCACGAAAAGATCTTAAACCTACTACTTGATCATCTAATACTATACTTCCTGAACCTGTTGTTGTAAAATCATCTATATCACTTGTACCACTATAAAATATAGTATTTGGTGCTGTGGCTGCTCCTCCTACTACTAAATGCTTATCATGTATTGTACAAAACTTAGGATAATGTGTTCCACTTACTGTAATCTCTTTAGCAAAATAAGTCCTAGAATCTAAATCTCCACTACCAGTCATTTTAAAGTAAAAAGGTTTTACACCTGATCCTTCATCAGTAATAATAACTTCTCCGTAAGTTGTATCACCTTCGTAAGTTGTGAAGTGTGCTAAACCTTGTGAAGTTCTAACTGAAGCACTACGGCCTGTAAAAGTACTGTAGTTATCTCCACTACCTGATACACTTGCTCTGTTTATTTGTAACCAACTTGTACCATCTAAACTAAAATATATATTAGTTCCTGAACAAGCTATTACTCCGTCAGCATAAACGTGCAATCCTAAAACTGTGTTATCGCTGTTAGGTTTAGCTACACTACTTCCACCAAACACAGTAAATCCGTTTATTCTTCTATAACCACCTGCTATATCAACTTCAAAATTTCTTAATCTTGTAGCAGTTCCTGGTTTTCGCAACAACTCAAAAGAACTTGAAGACTTGTCTAGGCCTCCTTCACAAGCTAGTGCAAAAGGTTGAGAAGAAGCCATGTTATATTTGATCCGTTGACATATACTTAGGAGCAGGATTCATAAGATTAGATCTCATTTGTCTTAATCCTTTTTTATAGTCATCTAATGCAAAAGCCGAAGCTTGTGGATTATCTTTAAATTGATGCATATAATATCTAGCTCTTGCTAATAATACTGAACTATACATATCTGGAAAAACAACTGCATCTCCATGTGCGCTCAATGCTGTAGGTAAATCCCAAGCAAAAAACCATACTCTGTACACTTTATCTGGTATTGGACTTACTCCAAATTTTCTACCGTCAGGACTTCTTATAACAGTTTTTGGCTCACCATATGTTTGTGTATCGGCATCGTCTATATTCTCTGCTTCTCTATAGTGATCTTTCCATTCCTCTGCTGTAAGAAAAGATAAGTTTCTACTTGTATATGGTGTAGAAGCTCCACTAACACCTATCGTTGTTAGATAAAAATCATTCCAATCTATAGCGCCATAATCAGTAGTTATAGAACTTGACGCTGCTTTTAATTCATACCAGCGTGTTCCTGCTACAGTTTCTACATATACGTTACCGTAAAAAGGATCTGTTGCTCCGCTTTCACCAGTAGCAAGAAAAGACCATCTAGGCTCTGCACTTACAATATCACTATAGGCTCTATTTACACAATCTTTAATGTGCGCCTGTATACCTATAGCAGCACTAAAATTTGAAGATGTTAAAACAACTTCATTTGATTCTCTTAATAACTCATTAGTTAATTGTAAGTATGTAGTTGCCATTTATTATTTACTCTTCAGGTGTTTGTTCTTCAGTTTCTTCTTCTAGCTTATCAACCACAGTTCCTATTGCTTGAACAGGTATAGATATTGCAGTTCTGCCTAAATCCATAGATTCGTCTACAACTGCAGCCGTTACGTTTTTACCAGCATCTACTGTTTCTTCAAAAATAGAACAACCAGAAACTGTCAATAAAAAAGCAACCAAAGATAGTAATTTAATTTTCACTATAAATTCCTCAATATTATTATTGTAGTAACTATTTATAATAGGAAGTTACTTTAACCTTTTTGTCTGTTATAGTTCTTTTGGGGTTTTCCAAAAATTCTATCAAAATTCTTATTGTATGTTTTTCTTTCTTGAGCAGTCATTCTAGTGCCTGCACTTATTAATTTTCTATTGCCTTTCTTCTTATTCTTTAAGATGACAGGTCTTGAGTCTGTTCCTATTTGTGGCATTTCTTTTCTCTATTTAGTATGGGGAAGGCGAACATAAAATTCCCTTCCCACATACGTTTTTCTGCTCGAATTAACGATTAGTCAATCGCATAGAAAGCAGCTACTAGAGCTTCGCTACGAAGTACATCAGCGCCATAGACGTGAAGACCTCTAACGATGTCACCAAAACTGTCAGGATCACGGATCACTTCAGTTTGTGTGATAGCTTGTGCAGTAGCGCAGGCTGAAATATGTCCAGCTAATACTTTACCACTAGCTGTTGAAGCAGCAGCAATATTATTAGATTTGTACATATCAAAACCACGTAACTTTCCACTTGATACTAAGCCATTTCTTAAAGAACCTTGACCTGCGTTGTAGTCAACTGACATTAATTTTGAACCAGACTGAGACAGTTGCTCATACCATGAAGGCGGAGCTACAAACCATCTACCTTCTTCAGGGATGTTTTGTTCGTCTAATAGTCTAGCCATAAATGCCATTACATCAAGAGGATCAGCACCAGTACCATCAGAACCAGTAAGGTCGATAGAATTAGAGCCGCCTTGATGTTGCCCCATTGTTTGAGTAGCCGCAGAAGCATCAGCACCTAACACATGGTCAGGCGATGAAGTTGAGACTCCACTAAACATTTCGGCAATGACACCTTCATCAAAAGCATCTTTTAGAGCGTAAGCTGCAGAAGAGGATGCGACCTCTTTCCAGTTTACGTGAGACATAGATTTCTCAATGTCATCTACTTTGAATTTGAAAGCGTTTGCTACATCAACAGTAAGGGTTTCTTCCATGTCGGTAAGTTTGGTTTGCGTTACGTCAGCACCTCTTTCATACTGATAAACAGTAATCGTAGGTTCTTTAACGATCCGTACTGTGTCACCAAATGCAGAAATATCACCTGAATAATCAGTATTTGTGATAGCTTCAGCTACCGAGGCTTTTCTAAAAAAGTTAAGTACCTTCTTGGAATAAACCTTGGGCATAAAGAATGCATTAGTTTGTCCAGTTACGGAGTTGCCAAAGTTACCATTAGTATCAGTCGATTGCTCGAATAGAGCATCAGATTGATTATAAGCCATTTTAAGTCACCTTTAAATGTTAATAGTTATACTTTTAATTACGCACTCTACCTTCTTCAAGAGCTTTATCTATCTCGGATTCGAGACGATCAAACTCATCCATAGGTAGTGCGGCAATCTCCTCTTGAGTCCAAATTTTAGGCTCAGACGAAGCATCTATCGTTGTAGTCTTGGTAGATACCATATCCGCAGCCTTTGAGCTTGAACTCACAGACTTATTACGAGCCTGTTGCTTCTGTGTTGCAGAAGTTAATCCTATATCTTGTTTAAACAAATCAATTGCTCGACTTGCTAAACGAACATTATTAGGATTGTTATAAACCCATGCTTGAATATCTTCTGGTTGAGATTCTGCCCACTGATGAAAATCATCACTTTCTCGAATAGCTGCAAAATCAGGATGCGTACTAAGCAATTCAGATTCTGCTTCTTTTCGTAAAGCTGCTGATTCTCTTTCTTGTAAAGACGAAATCTTAGAATTTAATTCAGAGACTTTGGCTTCACTTTGTAAGTGTGAAACAGTTTCAACCACATCATAAACATCTGGATACTGAGCTTTAAATTGTTCGAGTTCTTCAACAGTTTTAGGAGCTATGTACTCAGGTCTTGAAGCCGTAGCTTCTTGAATGAGTTCTTGCTCTCTGCTTCTAAACTCGTTAAGCTTACTATCGTAATGCTTTTTCAAGTCATCATACCTTTTTTTATAGTTAGGCTTCGAATAAGGTTTTGCTTTCTGTGCTTTTGGTCTTTCTTGTTGGTCGCTCTCTTCCTCTTCTTGTTGAGCAGGTTGAGGTGCAACAAATAAACTTTCAGCAGTTTGCGTAGCCTTTGGCATAACATCTTCCGTATGCCACGATTTTTTCGCATTATACGGATTAGGTACTGGTTCGTTTTGTGCTTCTTCCGCAGAAGCTACATTTTCATTTTCAGTCATTTTACTCTCCTTCCTTTGTGCTTACTATACCGAAGGTGGCTTATTCCAAGAACGTCTTCTAAATAAGTGCTTGCCTAAGTAAGGTGGCATCAAAAGGTCTTTTTACTTTTTTTTAAAGTTATGTAGAGTGCTGTTTGACTAGAACAGGTCGCTCTACGGTTATTAGCTAGTGAATAGGCTATTTCTAGGATTCAAAGAAAGCATAGATTCTTTTATTTTTCTATCTGTAATAGAAGCTGGCATTACCACACTTTTATTTCCAGATACAGTAGAATCAACTATTGCTTGTTTTTTTTCTTGTTCTTCCTCTTCTTCAGCTACTACTCCACCAGCTTGTTTTATTTGTCTTTTAACTTCATCCATATCAGCTTCTAATTCAGCTTGTTCCATCATACCTTGTAGGTTATCAGGACCAATCTTATCAGTTGCTTTCGAAGTTAAGACAAATTCTCCATCCGATAACCTTGCGGGTATCGAATCGGATCTCTCAGTTCCCGGTCCTTCAACAGAACCAGATCCTGAAAATTCGGATGCTGTATCTACTACTTGGTCGAAGATCACACTTAGTCGATCATCTTGTTCAAGTGCAGCCAGCAAATATTCTTCGTCTTCGGGAGTCAAAGACTCTCCGATTATAAAATCTGTGTAATCGTCTTCCATTTGTTCGTCTGGAACTAGTGTTTCTTCTGCTCTCATTGCTTCATACTCTCCGTGAGTGGATCCCGGCATTTCAGTTCCATCAGGCATTGTATGTGTAGGTATCTCTGAACCGAGCATATCTAACATTTGTTCATCAAGCTCTCCGCCTTCTTGAAATCCTCGTCTGTCCATTTCTATTTCTTTATTAACTTCGTCTGCAATAGAACCAACCATATTTGTAATACGTTTATATTCTGACTCAGGCATTGTTTCATATTCTATTCCTTTTTTACCTAATGCTCCTATCATAAGACCAAACGGACTAACTGTTCCTGTTGATAAAAGACTTTTATTTCTTACTTCTTCTCTTCTATTATGTAATTCATCAGATACTACATAAGAGTCAGGACTTCTTTTATGTGGAAAAAACGATTCTGATTTTTTTGAATATATTTTATTTTTTTCAGCTACTTCTTCTAAACGATCTGCTATTTCATTTTCTTGTTCAGTTATTGATCCTTCTAAAGCTTTTCTATCTTCTTCTCGCTCTGCTCTTTCACGAGCTTGTAAAGTTTCTTTAACTAAAGTAACAAGACTGCCTGTAACATATTTAGATCTTTTATTTTTATTAGGCATTCTCTTCTCCTCTGTTTAGTGCCTCTGTTACTTGTTCTTTAAGCTGTTCCAATTGTGCCAGAGAATGAATCTTCCCCTGACTGCGGTACATTTCCAATTCCGATGTTGCCACCACCAGTGCCTGTAGCTCCAAGTTCTTGCGGTTGTTCAGATGCTCCTTGAGCGCCTCCCATAGCATTCGGTTGTTCACCAACGGCAGCATCTTCTGTGCCAGTTCCTTGTCCAACATTTTGTTGCATTCCTATAATTTGTGCCATAATAGCTGCTTCCTCTGGATCGTTGAGTATCTCATCGGGATCAAGATCCAAACTATAGGCTAGTTCACTTATTAATTTAGACATTTTAACAAACGGTGCAACAGCAGGATTTTGAGCAGTTTGTAAGAATGTAGTCAGCCTCTGACTTCTCACTTCTTTCTGCATCAAGCTATTTGTTCCCATAGCGTTAATTTCTAAATCTCCCTCAATTCCTAACTTACCTTCCATAAATTGCATATTCCATTGGAAATATGATTCACCTAAAGGTTTAAGTAGAAAATCATCTAAATTCTTTACGACAGTTTTAATATTTAAACTAGCTGCGCCTAATAACATCGACATACCAGAAGCTGTTCTTGTCATACTTTGAACACCTGTCTGTCCATGTGAGTAACTAGGTATCCCTGTTTGTTCGTCTGCAAGCTGTCTAAACTTGTCAAACATCATCATGTTCTCTTGTGAAGTATTAGGAAACTTCAAACCGTGTACTGCTTGACCGGGCATTCCTGCTTGTCTTCGGAAAATCTTGCCCGGATATATTTCCATAGACTGCCCGCCAACAAGTGCAGACTCGTCTACATCAAAAACTAAAGATCCAGCAAGTGCAAGATTATCAATTGCCATTCTTGCATGACCATTCATTATCTGTTGTGCATCATCCATATTCTCAGCGACACCTATACCAAAGAAACTATAAGGGTTACGTTCATAAGGAAACGAATGATAAGGTAATCTATGCGGAGTAAACGGATTTATAACTATACGAAGAAGTTTACCGTTACATATCCAAGCATTTACTTGAACCTCGTCTAAATCATCTATACTATCTGGAACATCAATTTCAGCTTGTCTTAAATACTCAGCATCCATTATTCCCCAATATTCTAAAACTTCGTACTTGTCTGAGCCATATGATTTATCGTTTTCATCATCACGTAGTTGAGTATCATAATACT